GAAAATTAGGTAGCGTCCTTCCTACGCCACAGTTATGGCACTTGAAGACCATATCTGTCTTGATACGAAAGAAGTACCCTCGTGCCTTGTTACGATGCTTCTGAGAGTCACCACAGTAGGGACAGCGAAAGTTATAAAGGTCTGCCTTCTTGCGAGCAAACTTTTCCAGTCGTCCCGAAAGCAGAGTTACATAATAAGAATCAACAAATTCAGACAACTTTTAGACGCTGTGGAACTATTGCATTCTAACTGCTGCTGGTGGTGGTGTCAAGACCCCTTGAACAAGTCTTTGTCCAAGTGGGGAGATGAAGATACTAATCATTGCCAATGCGCCTGCAATGCTCCACATCTTCTTTTCTAGTACTCTAAGTCTATCATCAATAAGACGGATGTCTCTTTCACATCCCTTCTTGATTGCAAGTGTTTCTCTGTTAAGATCTGAAGACAATCTGTCTAACTTTTCAAACAGAATTGCATCAACTTTATCTTGCTTGTCTAATTTTTCATTATGGACAGCAAGCAGTTTGCCCATTTGTATAGAGTTATCTTGTAGGGTATCTACAACTTTTTCTAACCTTTCAATAATCGCTGTATTCAATTCAGAATCCATAGCTACCTATCTACAGTTGCTTGTGCGCCACCTGCCCTTGCTTTTAATTTCAAGGATGCAGTTTTCTTTTGAAGTTGACTTTGCAACTCCTTAATTTTCATATTGACTTTTTTCTTTTCGTTAGCAATTTGCTGCTGCGTCATTTGCTGCTGCATTTGCTTGTCAACATTTTCTTTTACGTTTCTAAGATGATTCATTCTCTTATCCATAAAGAATTTACCAGCATTAGCAGGCATGATTCTTTCAATCTTAACGTCACCTCTATAACGATAGTTTATCAATAAACGCATTTTTTGTCTGAGTTCTGCAGGAGAACTTGCATAGACAATAGTCTCACCGACTTCAGGGATAGTGACTTTATACTGGAAAAGTCTGGTAGGCGTAGAAGGATTTTCTGTTGACTCGCCTAGTTTGTTACCAGGCATTACAAGTTTCTTATCTTCTTTGCTTTTCTTTTTTAACTTACTACGAAACTTTAAGACGGGATCATATCCAGCAGTGGGACCTTTAGCAGCATCCGCACCAGTGAAACCAGTTGTCATCATTTCTTCGTTCATAGCATTTCTAACTCTTCTGTAAGATCATCATCTACTTCCAGAGTTGGAAGCATCCCTATAGGATATTTATTCAAGTAAAGTAGTACAGTTTTCAAAATACTCCAATACTCCCTTTCAAGTTTAAAAAATAATAAGGGCGTTGCTGCTTCACCAAAAACATTATAAAGAATAATAAGATGATTAATAACTAGGTGGGTTCTTAATGACCCTCCACGCACATAACGCTTCAAGAGTCTTTTCAGATACTTGAAGCGTTTAATGTCTTCATCAAAATCCTCTCTCGTTACACAAGCAGGATTCTCATAATGCTTTATGGCGAACAGAATGTAGTTAGACTCATTCAATTCGTCAAATTTCATTTATCAGCTGCCGAAGGTCAGTGTTGCTGCGCCATCAGAGATGACTTCCTCAGTACCACCTGCAGAGGTGATCTTGACGCGATACTTATAACCGTCAAGTGAATCATCACCGAGACTGCTGTATGCCAGAGTCGCAGTAGTGAAGTCTGCATAGGTTACACCAGTGTCGGTGTCTGCTGCAATGTTAACCCAACGGGTTGTTGCTGCTGCAGTCTGACGCTGCCAGACATAAGCAAGAGCACCAGGTGTTCCTGTAGTAGAAGTGCTAAGAGTGAATGTACCAGCACCAGAGGAACTAGTAGATGCTGCAGGTTGTGCAGTAATGGTTACTGCTGATGCAACGTCTGCTGCGATGGTGTCATCTGCTTGTGACTCAGTGCCATCAGGGTTGCTGATGAAGGCAAGACATTCTGCCTTATGACGAGTATTACCAGCGCCATCGGTATAGGTGCGATAAGACCACCAACCAGGACCAGTGATACCACGAGAAGCATTCTCGTTCAATGCTGCTTCAGCAGCGTCAATAAACACAACGGTCTCGGTAGCGGATCCAGCACCGTTACCACGGGCAGATCCTGCTTTTGTCTTATTTGCGTTGCTATCAGTTCTCCCGTAAAGAGACATGGGTTACTCCGTATTAATTCCTAATATATTTATTTATAAAAAAAGGGGACTTGAGTCCCCCTGATGGTTGTCATGCTTCGCGGTTGTTAATTGCTTGTTCAACAACTGCAAGAAGTTTGTCATCCATATCAGTCTTAGTCAAAGTGACTGCTTTCTTAAGGATGATCAAACAAATCTCAACCAGTTTCTCACCAAGTTCCTCATTGTCAGGAACTTTTGCGACAGCATCTGTAATGATTTTTGATGCTAATGGTAATAGAAAAGATAACATGATTAGTACTTAGAGGGTGCTAATCTATATATGCTTACTTCTTCTTTTTGGTGTCAATGATGGCACCTTTACCATACTGTTTCTCGATACTTGCCTTCACTTTATCGACGGCAGACATACCATCATACTTTGGTTTTTTCTTACCAAATGTATTGGGTGTGTTACTAATTGGTTTGTTGTAACGTTGGTTACCACCAACTCCACCACGCTCCATGCGACGGTCCTTCATGCGATCATAATCTTCTTCATTAACAACTTCTTCATTCTTCGCTGCTGCTTTCTTCTTGAGTGCTGCTTTACGGAATGTTAGATCAGTGCGACTGCCGCTGTCCATCTTACCCTGACTTGCTGGTTTCTTAGAACCGCCAGCAGGTTGAGGACCAGCATCACTACCAGTTCTTCTACCCTGAGCATACTTGGATCCACTCATCTTAGAGTCGCCAGAGACCATTTTGCCTGCATCAGAACGACCGTCCTGATACTGCTTCTCAGTCTGTCCGTGCTTACCCTTATAGAGTTCGTCAAATTGTCCGAATGTCAAGAATTTATTTTCAGTTTCTGCGACTTCTTCTGTGCTTTCTTCTGAAACTTCTTCTTGACTGCCATACGCTTGATCTCCTGTAGATTCAAAGTGGGGATTTTTCTGGGATGGAACTTTGTCCATATCTTTACGAGCTTTCTCATTATTTGCTTGACGTTTCTTGAAGTTCACCTCCAGATAAGAATCGTCTTTCTTTTTCGCTTCGCTCATGTCGGCACCTTCGGAGTTGCCATCCATGTAACCTTTGCCGCCACAGGACTTACATCCTGCGCCGTTACACTTAGTGCATACTGCGCCTTTACCTTTACCTTCAACTGATTTTTGTGCAGGTGTTTTATCATCACACTTACATTCTTCCTCTCCTGTCTTATCGCAACACTTTTCAGTGATTTCCGATTGTTTGGGATTAATCTTGACCTTGGTTTTTCTTTCAGATAGATCTTTAAAACTTAACATCACTTATTCTCCTGGTTTAATTTATTCAATTGCTTGACAATCTTACCAGACTTCTTATGTGCCTCGGTTCCTTTGTCGCCACCTTGCAATGCATCGCGTGACAGGTTTCCTGCACGACGGAACATTTTGTTTTTCTTTGGTTGATCAATCTCCTTGTAACCTTCTTCGATTACATTCTCAATCTCTTCGATAGAGAAGAGTCCAGACTCATACAAGTGTGCAATCTGATCATAATCTTCACCAAGACGTGAAGCAAGTTTGCCACTGCCACTTGATACTGCACGAGCAGTCTTACCAACTGCTTTCTTCAGACCTCTACCAACAGCACCTGCTGCTCTTCTCAGAAGACTAGGCTTCTTAGCAGGAGCACTGCTAGAAGAACTGCTGCTTTCCCCGCCACCACTAGAAGACGAACCGCTGTCGGAACTGCTGCTAGAACTTGAACCTGTACCTTTAGACTTTCTGATGCTGTCTAGAACACCATCCAACTTACCACCAGTGCCATCATCGTCAGATGACTTTTTCTTGGCAGGAGTGTTCTGCATCGATGTACGCTTTGCTTTGATGCGTGCTGCTTCTCTAGAACCTTGGAATGTTCCTACTGCCTTACCAGCATTAGTAACAGCAGACTTGCCTGCTGCCTTGATACCTTTCTTAGCAGCAGCACCTGCCTTTTGAGCACCTGCTTTCAGTTTAGAACCTGCTTTCTTAGCAGCACTCTTCAGACGATCCATACGGGAAGGACCAGCAGGCTTGTTGAGTTTTTCTCGTGCCATTGCACCAGCGTCACGCTCTTCCTCTGAGAGCATCTCAACACCCTCAAGATGCTCACAGATCTCAATCAAGTCTTGATCATCTTCTGCCATCTCAAGAATGATATCTTCCATGACATCGACGAGTTGCTCATCGGTCAGTGAATCAATCTCTTCTCCAAGAGTTTCTAACTCAGCAAAGTCTGCTTCTGAGAATGCAAATGCTTCTTTACGAGCGGCACGTTTCTCATCACGCTCTTTCTTAGCGCGGTCAATAGCCATTTCCTTACCACCAGCACCATAGTATGTGGCAAGAGTGCGGCGATCCTTACGACGCTCTGCAGCATTTCTACCACCACTATCAGCAGTAGAATTGCGGTCTACAGAAGACTTAGATCCAGTGAATTTTCCTTCACCAAGAAC